TTTCGGATCTAGCTAAAGCTACTAACGGCTTTGATTTTAATATCAAGGTGGCTTACGACGGTGGCGGTAATCCGACTAAGACTTTACAACTGGGCTATCCAAGACTGGGTAATACCTATTCAACCACCTCAACTACCGTCCCTGTTTTTATGCTGCCTGCTGGAAATATCGTCCAGTACAACTACAAAGAGGACGGCACAAAAGCTGCTAATACGGTTTATCTCACTGGAGCTGGATCTAATGAAGCTAAGCTGATCTCTACTGGAATTGACTCTACAAAGCTCACAGCTGGCTGGCCTCTTCTTGAGGACTCAATGAACTACTCCAATATCACCGATAGCACACTGCTTGGAAATATGGCTACAGGCCAGGTATCAGTAGTTTCCTATCCACCTCAAACTATCCAGGTAGTAGCTCCACCGTATGCAGATCCTGTCTATGGAACTTACAACCTGGGCGATCAAGCTCGCCTAATTGTTAAAGACGATTTTTACCCTTCTGGCTTTGACGGTAACTATCGAATTATTGGGCTAAACGTATCTCCAGGAGAAAACAATCAACCTGAGCGCGTTACCCTTACTCTTACGACAACAAGTAACTAGGGGATCAAATGCCATACGTTAATCAGCCACCAGCTATCCGTGACATATTTACAGCTTTGGACGATCGCCTAAGAAAGCTTGAAACAGCAGGTCGCTTTACTATCCCTGTTGTAGCTACAGATCCGACCTATACGCGTAAGGGTGATATGTGGATCAACTCAACTTCTAACACTCTGAAAGTCATAGACGCAAACGGTACAATTAGGACTATTACCCTCGTCTAACCTATAACCCGAAAGGGCGCAACTATATGAACCTCTCTGACGCTGCTAACTGGGCTCAAATAATCTGGTTTTTAGGCGCAACTTCGGTAGCTATTTATGCTGGGTTCAAAATCTGGTTTAGAATCAAAGACAAATTGGATAACTTGGAAAACTATACATATAAGCGTAACGGTGGCGGTTCGATCGCCGATAGCCTAGCTCGAATTGAAGCTCGTAATGAGCGCCAGGACAAAGCTATGGAAGAAAATACCCGACTTACCCTTGAGACTGTCAAGGCTGTAGCTGAATTAAAGGGTAGATTTAATAATCATATTGAAGAAGGCAGCAAGTGACGGAGGCTCACAATCAAAAAATTACTAACTCGTATTATGTCTCGTACCCTGAGCATTCTGAGCGCACCGACGACCCTCATTACAAAGATTTCAACGCGTTCCGTAAGAAAACGAAAGCCACAGCGGTATGCGCTATCGGAGGAGCTCGTCAAGATTTCTCTGAGTGCTATGGAGGACTAGAGCTACACCACGCTCACGTCGAGTTCAGCTTACAAAATGGTGTGGACTTAAAATGGCTTGAAGCTGTCTATCCAGGCGTATCCAACCCAGATGAGGTCGGTGCGTGGGTAGAATCAGCAGATAACCTTGAATGGTTATGCGAAAAGCACCACAGAGGGGTCGGTGGAGTTCACCACGCCTCAGCTAGTGATTTCGAGGCCGAAAAGTTCGTCCGTAATCTGATTTCTGGAAAGGAATCTAATGAAGCTCCCAAAGATTAAACTCTCAAAGCAAAATATCGCTCTTCTTGAGCACTATGGCTACGGCGTAATCGCTGCTGGCTATGCAACATTCCAAACAGGTCACCGTACGGTCAAAGAGGTCGTAGTTGGCGCTCTTGTAGGTGGACTACTTGTTCCTATCCTTGCAAAAATCAACCCTAAGTCTCTTGTTAATACAATCGTGAAGGAAACAGGCGCTCCTGCTCCTCTCGTAGAAGCTGCTGTTAATGCAGCTGTAACTGAAGGAAATAAGGTCGCAAAGGCTGAAACTACAAAGTAGATAGAATGTAGCTATGGCTACAGCTCTAGATATTGTTACAACTGCCCAGGGGCAGACAGGCTTTTACGGTGGATCAACCGACAAAAATCCATACTCAGAGTGGTATGGGATCGGGGACGTTCCGTGGTGCGCCTGCTTTGTCTCCTGGGTCTTTGCACAAAATAATCTCTCTAACCTAGTAGCAGCTCAAACCCCTAAAGGTTTTGCATATTGCCCAGCTGGACTATCCTGGTTTCAAGCTAAAGGTGCTGTAGTCGGCAAGTACGAAGCGCGTCCAGGAGACCTGGTTTTTTATTCTTTTGAGGGTACAGGTTCTGCTGATCACGTAGAAATTGTCGTTGCAGCTTCTCGAGATGGCATAACGACCGTCGGTGGCAATACAAGTCCTGAACATATAACCCAGGCGTCACAAGCTAATGGTCACGGTGTTTATCTGCGCCACAGATCTTATCTTTACGTTTTAGCTGTTGTCCGTCCTGCTTATGAAAATACAATAAAGCCAGCTCAATCCATAGGCACAAACAAAATGGTAGCTACGGGTATGGCTGGAGCTACAGCTCTCACAGGCACTGGCGTAGCTATGGTTCACAATTCAACTCCAGCTGTCACCAAACCCACAACCGTCTATTCAGCTCCTGCCTGGACTGCCTCAGCTTTTGCCATCAAAGCTAAGACTCCTCAAGAGATAGCTGTAGAAAAGGCTCTCTATAAGCTCGGTTTGATTGCTAAGGTCAATCTCAATTCAGCCTGGTCTACTACTGACACGGCAGCTGTAAAAACCTTCCAGAAGGCCCAGGGAACCCCGCAAACGGGTATCGTAGACAAGCCCACCTATACAGCTCTAATAAAGAAGCTACCGTGATCCGTTTTCCTATTTCTAACCCAAAATCAGTCACCCTGGCAGCCACTACAGGTATGTCAGCTTGGGCTGCAGCTGGCTTCACTACAGATCCTCACCACTTAGCTTTAGTAGCTGTCTCAGCTCTCGGTGGAATGGCTGTACCACACAATCCTTCTACTCAACCTAACGTTATGCCTGACTCTCATATCGTCACACCGTATGCAAACAATATGGAGCAAAGGTGATCGACGATTTTCCAGCGATCACGCGTGACGTGGACGACCATATAGACGACTTTGAGGAAAAGTTTGGCGGTTTAGTTTAGGGCGTGTTGCTAAGTATTTAAGAATCCGTATGTAAAGTTCGTGTGTCGGTCCGATACCGACAGGGTATAGCAAACTAGGTTACAAGTGATATCAAACCTAAGAAAACCCCTACCAATAAAAGGTGGGGGTTTTTGCTTTGGCGTGTCGCAGGTCTCAAGATTAACTTTATGGTTAAACTGCGCGTTATGGACTTAGAGACAGCATTCACAAAATATCAACCAAGATCTAAAGGGTGTCCTGTAGATTTATTATTAGAATCTCTTGACGAAAAAAACCGTAAAGTCTTAAAAAACGCTATTGACGGCAAAATCCCTACTTACCTTATAGCTAAGACCGTTCGATCTGAGGGTCTCAAGCTTTCAGAAGGTTCTATCGTTTCCCACAGAAAAGGCGACTGTAAGTGCGCGACAAAGTAGACGAAATCCTAGAGGAGAGGCTGGAACAGTATGGAGACGCTTACACAGAGTTCACCACAATCGGAAGAATCTGGGGAGCGCTCCTCAAGATCGAGGACATTCCAGCACACGAGGTCGCACTCCTTATGGACGCTCTTAAAACAGTCCGACTCTTTCACAATCCAGCACACGAGGACAGTTACGACGACAAGTTCGGTTACCTACGCCATTACAAAGAAATCGTGAATAATGTCTTTAGAGGATAAGTTCAACGCTCTCCCTGAGGGAATCGAGTCAGAGGACGTAGCTGAGCTTCGTAGAGCTCTTATGCGTGTCCAAAAACAGCTGCTTCAAGCTAAGCAGCGCACAGATGAGCTTGTAGAGGTAACACACCAGGCAGCTCACGACGCAACTTTAGCTATGGGGCCAATTACTCCAGTCAAAGCTCCTGAGCTAACTAAGCATAAGAAAAAACCTGAGGTAGCTCTATGGCACCTCACGGACTGGCAAGGCGCAAAGAAAACTCCTAGCTATAACTCTCAAGTTATGGTTGAACGCGTAATGAACTTTGCTGAGAAGGCTGTCAAGATCTCAGACATTATGCGAGCTGATCACCCAGTCAATGACTGCGTGATTATGTTTGGTGGAGATATGGTTGAAGGTCTCTTTAACTTTCCTAGCCAGGCATTCGAGATCGACGCAACTTTGTTTGAGCAATATGTCAATGTCTCAAAGCTTCTCGTAGACGTGGTTCGATATGCGCTCGCTAATTATCAAAAGGTCACCGTAGTACCTGAATGGGGTAATCACGGTCGAATTGGATCAAAGCGCGATAACGTACCTCGGTCAGACAACTTTGACCGTATGTGTTACGAGCTAGCTCGCCAGCTTCTCAAAGATGAAAAACGTTTAACTTGGCAAGAATGTCCAGATGATATTCAGCGCGTAGAAATTGGAAACTACAAAGCTCTACTTATTCACGGTGACGAAGTGGGACGAAATGGCTTTGCTTCTCCTGCAGCTATTGTTCAACACGCTAACCGTTGGAAATCTGGAGCTTATGACCCTGGCTTTGCCTGGCGCGATCTTTATATTGGTCACTATCACACCCACGCAGAATGGCCTATGGCAAATGGGCTAGGATCTGTCTACCAAACTGGATCAACCGAAAGTGAGAATCGGTATGCAGGCGTAATGCTTGCAGCCAGCGCTACTCCGTCTCAGCGTCTGCACTTTGTTGATCCAGTTAAAGGTCGAGTCACAGCTGCATACAAAGTTTGGCTCGATTAAGTGTGGTCCTGGGTACTGGCGATCGTAGGCTGTACAGGTATTTTTTTTGTCGGTCGAAAGTCAGTCCAGGGCTGGCTGTTATTACTTCTCAATGAATCTCTTTGGGTGATCTACGCACTAACAAGTCACCAATACGGATTTATCCTGGCTTCAATCGGATATGGAGCTGTTTATATCAAGTCTTATCGACGGTGGACAAATGAACGAGGATAATCTTTACGACTTTTTATACAACTGGTACAAAGATCTCATAAGGCCCGAGGATCAGTATTCAGTTTGGGACTGCTATTCAGAATCCAGGAATATCTATATGGAGCTCAAATGTCGTCGCACCCATTACGACAAGCTCTTGATCGAAAAGTCTAAATACGACCGTCTTACTAGAGCTGCAGAAACTCGCGGAATGCTGCCTGTTTATATCTGCTCAACTCCACAAGGGATCTGGGGCTTTAGCTTGCCTAAATATGAGATCACCTGGGAAGATCGAGAAATGCCAGCTACGACAGATTTTGATAACCAGCGGACTATTACAAAAACAGTCGGTTACCTGGATACAGCTTTAGGCTTTCAATTCGCCTAGTCGTCTAGGTCGTCGTCGCCGTAATCGGTGGTGTGAAGGCTCATAACGGTAATGTCGATACCGTTAGCTTTAGCTGTAGCTACACCCTCCTTAAACAAGGTCAAAGAGCGAGCGCATAGATCGTCAAGACCGTCTGGATATGTCAGTTCGGTCTGAACACTCACAGAAAGTCCACCACACATAATTTCAACAGATGAATAAGCCATAGCCATATCTTCTCACTCCTTACAGTTTAGACACGCCCGACACGGTGTTTGCCAGGGTGTAATTATTGGGATAGCGTACTCCCGACCGAGCTCAAAGGAGCTCCTATCGAAAGAGGCAAAAATGGCTGATTACAAAGGGCCGAAAGACTATATAGACGTAGCTGCGCGTATTGCAGAGTTCAGAGACAAATATCCGACAGGCTCACTCCAGCAGGTTAAGTATGAGTTTGTCCAGGTAGCAGGCAAAGACTGGATCGTTTTTACAGCTGCTGCTTTCCGTACACCAGAAGATCCCCGTCCAGGCGTAGGAACGGCTTGGGAGCCAATTCCAGGGCCTACCCCATACACGCGTGACTCAGAAGTCCAAAATGCTGAGACCTCAGCCTGGGGTCGAGCTATCGTGGCAGTTCTAGCAGCTGACACAAAAAAGTCACCTATCGCCTCAGCTGAGGAAGTTCGCAACCGTGAGGTTAAGAGCCCAGACTCTAAGCCTTTACCTAACGTAACTAAATCTTTACCTAAGCAGCGCGTATATACAGAAGCTGAAATGGCTTATGCAAAAACAGTCCTGGCTGAAATCTCAGCTACAGAGGATCGTCAAAAGCTGCGTGAGCTTTGGATCCGTGAAAAAGAGCTACACGAATGCAAAGTTGCAGGTACAACCATTCTCGACGCGATCAACGCTCGTAGCGCAAGGTTGCCTGAGGATAAGCCAGTGGAGGCTGCAAAATGAGCGATAAGCAAAAGAAGTTTGAGCCCTCAATGGGCTGGCTTGTAGCTGTCAATTATCAGCAAGTAGCTATGGACCGTGTAGCTAGAGAGCTTAAGATCGACTCAGTAGAGCTAGGTAAAGCTTTGGAGCGCTCAGGTTACCTTTTGGAACCAGATCCCTTTGGCTACAGCTCTGACACCTGGAAAGTTCTAGAAATAGAAAATCGAAAGCTCCAGGCGGTAAAGGATCCAGGATGAGCGAAATCGTCACACCAGCTCAAGTCGAGCGACGGTTACGCAACCTCAGTGACGAATTAGATCAAGCTCATAAAGAGCTTGTGAAAGCTGAGAATAACTACTCTATGTCCACGGCTGCCTATGAAATCGCAATAGCTAAAACTCGAATAGAGCTAGCTTCTAAATCAGCTCCCAGCGGTAAAAATTACACCGTTCAGGAGCGTGAAGATATGGCAATAGTTGATAACCAGCTGTTACATATCAAAATGAGAGAAGCAGACGCAATAGTCAGAGCAGCACGAGCTAACTCAGTCAGAGTCAAAACTCAGATCGACTTAGCTCGCTCTCTGGGTACTTCTGTCAGATCGGGGTTTGATTTATGAGGTTCAAGCGCGTTCGAAAAAAGATGGAAAAAAAACTTCGTAAGTTTGTCTGCGAAAAATGTCTTGAACGGTGGGAGGTATCAAAGAAAGCTAAACACGAGCCTTGCTTTGATTTCCTTGTAGCCATAGACATAGTGAGAAAAACAAAATGATAAAAATACGCATTCGTAATCCGTTTTACGTCACGCACGTCAAAAAACCTGTAGTTATGGTGCGCTGCGCTCACTGTAGCCACATTATTACTTTGGCTTACAAAGAGCTGAGGACACAAAACTATTGTTGGGACTGCAGATGAATCCGATAGCTATGCACGATCAAGCTCTGGCATATATCCAGGGTGAGGCTTTACAGACTATTTTGATAGAAGGCCTTAGCTTTGATGTTCTAGCTAAAGAGTTTGAGTTTTATTGGCGCCAGAGAATAGCTCGAGAGCTTGATTTCCTAGAGACTTCAACAGCAATCTCTCCTGATTATTACAGTGGCTGTAAAGACACAAAGCTCAATGCAAAAGTCTTAGTGTTAGGTGGTCTACCGAATGGACTTATCTAACCTGCTATCTAAATCCCTCCTGGCGTTTGACAGCTCCAGGGATAGATCTCTCCAGGTGGAAATCGGACCGTCACAAATTGGTGGCTGTCGTCGCCAGGTTTGGCACCAGCTCAAAAATACTCCTGAGACAAATCCCAATACAGAATCCTTAGCTGCAATCCTGGGTACTTTTATCCACTCAGGGGTGGCAGAAGCTATTAAGCGAGAAGATCCGTTTGGCGATAACTTTTTGATCGAACAGGAGTTTGTAGCTGGCGATCTTAAAGGTCACTGCGATCTTTACATTAAAGATATGAAAACCGTAGTGGACTGGAAAACTACAAAGCTCAAATCGCTACGGTGGTTTCCCAGCTTGCAGCAAAGGTTTCAAGTACAGCTGTACGGATATCTGCTGACAGCTAACGGTCACGAGGTAGAAAACGTAGCTCTTGTAGCTATACCTCGAGACGGTGAGATGGCGCAGATTAAAACTCACGTTGAGGCCTATAACCCAGAAATGGCACAAGAAGGCCTGAGATGGCTTGAAGAAGTTAAACAGCTTGCAATCTCCAGCGAGTCGCCACCAGCTCCAGAAAAAGACCCAGTATTCTGCGTCAATTACTGTAGCTACTACGACGCGTCAGGAGAAATAGGTTGCCCCTCTACTCGGAGATAAATTGGGAGGACGCTAATTGCAAAGGCGTCGAGACAGAAGTCTTTTACCGTATAGAAGAAATACGGCGTCCTGATCCAGATATCTATATCAAGCCACTGAGAGCTCTATGCGCCTCTTGCCCAATATGGGCTCAATGTCTATCGTATGCAACTCTTCACGAGTTCTACGGCTGGTGGGGTGGAATGGAAACTCTCGAGAGGCAATCGTTAATGACAACTGGAAAAACAGCTACACGAGACAGGGTTATCCAGGAGTTTGCAGATTTAGGAATTACAAAAAAAATGATTTATGAAGCTTTGGAGGAAAATTGAAAATACAATTTTTTCACGGTGTAACAAGCTATTGGGGTTTTGGTATTGACTACGATCCTTTTGATAGAGCTTTTATGATGAACGCTTTTCGCTGGTATATCGGCTTTGAGATCTGGACAAATAAATGACCTCACTGCCATATATGCAGCTCTACACCTCAGACTATTTAGCTGATACAGCCCACTTAACTACAGAGGAGCACGGTGCCTATCTTTTGCTCATAATGAACTACTGGCAAAGAGGCAAGCCACTGGACAACACTGACGGACGTTTAGCTCACGTAGCTCGTTTGTCAGCTGATCGCTGGGCAGCTGTTGAATCTATCCTGGGTCAATTTTTCAAGGTGGACGGTGTGATCTGGACACACTCCAGGATCGAGCGCGACCTGGATAAGATCCGAGACAAGTCAAGCAAATTGGCAGCAAATGGTTCTATTGGTGGAAGCAAACGCTTAGCAAATGCTAAGCAAATGCCAATATATGAAGAGGAAGATGAATATGAAGAGGAAGATAATAAAAAGATTCTTGATCATAAGTTTGATTTATTTTGGTCTGCTTATCCTCGCCACACAGCTAAAGGCGCAGCTCGTAAAGCGTTCGCAATAGCTCTTAAAAAAACTACAGCTGATAAGCTCATAGCTGCAGCTGAATGTTTTAAGAATGACCCTAATCGTGAAGAAGCTTTTACAGCGCACGCGTCTACCTGGCTGAATCAAGAGCGCTGGCTAGATGATCCTTTGCCCCAAAAACAGGCTCCAGCGTCC